GTGATACAGTACGGCAGCAATGCCCCCTCCGCCGCTTATAACGGCACGACCTTCGGGTCAAAACCCTACTTTACAAGAATTGGCTTTGAAACGGCAACGGACACAATACATGGACATATCTGAGAACTGTCGTCGGGCGTATTTGCCTGATGGCTCACAATTCGATTTCGCGAAGACCGATCTTTGCGATTTTGAAGGCTATAGTGGTTGTAGGGGCACTACAAGAAAGTGTTCCTCAAAGGCTACTACCCCAAAGCACACAAAGTGTTTCATCAATCAACATGTGATTTCTGAATATCTAGAAGGGAAGACTGACGGTCTTTTCCATGATAGAATTAAGAGGTGTCAGAAGTTACGCGGTGAGATAGATTTGTTGCTTGTGGCTGAGTTGACAGAGCTACCAATGGATTGTTCAGGTGGTTGTAAAGCGATCAGGAATGTTTGGAGATGCATTTCTGACGGTCGGTTGTACGTTGCTCCGTCAAGACACTTGTCTAAATACGCAAATATCGATCCTAAACTTATCGGTTTCAAAGATTTTGAATTATACAGTCATCAACACGGCACATCCTGTTTTCATTGTAGGAGAACAGTTGGTGAGAGGCGCCGGGAAAGAGAGGTGTTGAGTGAGGAGCAAGTTGATGCTCAAGATTACTACTACGAATTGGTGGTTAGCAATTGGACTCCGAATCATAACATTGATATTTCATTATTTGAGTTCACGAATGTTGAATCAGAATGCAATGTATGTACAGACTTCAAACCATCATATAAGACCAGCTGCGGTCACACAGCTTGTCTTGATTGTCTAATCAGTTGGGCTCGATTGTCTCCCAGTTGTTATTACTGTCGTTCAGATTACAAATCTGTTAATTCGCCAGTTAAGACACTAGGAGCTATTGTTGCAGAGATACAACCTGATATGATTGTCAATACGCGCCAGAGGGGTTCAAGGGGAGTAGGCCTAAAGAAGCAATATACAAAAGGCTACTGTTACTTAAAATACTTCTATAGAGAAGATTGGCCAGGAGTCCAGGAGATGTTGAAGATCAATCCTAGTTTCGCGATGGTTTATGAGGCTTCCTTGAAATTCAAGGTTCGGCCAAATTTCCATGCTGTGATGACCAAGAATGGACAGACGCACGCATTTTATCAACCTGGATGTAATACGGCAGCTTTTCTGCATGGCTTTAAACAACAGGTTCCAAATTGGAGAGTTGGCGCTTGGGACATTGGCGATGTTGCGTATGTCACTTCTAGTGACGACGAAGAGTCATCCGACGAAACCGATTTGTGGCTGCAAGATGCGCCCGATGATGAGACGGATGTGGAAGATTTTGGTGAGTTAGAGGAAAGTGATGAGTCAATGGAGCAGCTTTCAGCGCCCGTGATCATCGTTAAAGAACCAAGCAAGGTACCAGCGATGGTTAAAGCACCTGGTGATTGCTGGCAGAAGATGTGTGGTTCATGGTTGTTGGATGACACTTTAGAAATGACTGCGATCACGCTAGTTCAAACCTTTCGAGCATGGCTCTACAAGAAAGAGCATTTCCAAGGTACACCTGGAGGAGCTATGTTCAACGCATTGGCTGAGTGCTTGTACAAAGTGGAGATACAGAAAGACGGTGATTTGCATATCGCTGAGCGTAATACAACACGACTGAAGAGCAAGCGTGCGCAGTTGATAGCTGATGGTTGGCTGTTTGGAGAAGCTTTTGCTTGTTGGCTAGAAGATAATGCCTACAAGACAGTGATTGAAGAGGACGTCAAGATTGAAGAACCGAATTTAGTAGGTCATAGCAATTTTGACAAAACTTTGGATTCACTACAAGTAATGGAGAATCGACGGGCTGCGGAAGTGCTGTTGGCATCGAAATTGCCGAACGAAATGGCAAGAATCAACAGAGTTTGCCCTTACGGGTTGACTACTGTTCAGTCTGAAGCTGCAGACCGGTTAGGTATACCATATGCCTCCGGGAGTTGTGCAACAAATCTGCACGCTATTCATGCGGCTACTAGGCATATGCAGTGTGCTGAGATTTTACCTAAGAGTATCGATTGTGATGTGACTTTAGTATCAATGGGTGAGCAGAACGTGCAATTATTCAAAGATGCTTTTAAGGCGCAAAATAAAGAATGGGAGGTGAAAGTGGTTAACCCTGTTACTGAAATCAAAGATATGGCTAGATTCGCAGGTAAAGATCAAGTTCCACGAAATGTATTCAACTTGGATGGTGAAGAATTCACGACACCTGTTGTTGTGTTCCATGATTCAGGTCCGTGGTGCACGGCTTCATGGTTGCTGGCGTGGACACGAGAGAACCCAAAAGTATCGAGAGTGATTATTACACATGTCTTCCCATTAGCGAGTCTGGTTTCAACGAAGAGTCCAGAGCCGCTGTTGTACGATTGGAGCATTCAAGGTGATACCTTGATCTATGTTCCTGAGAGAGACTTTTCGAATGTGTACCATCAACCCGTTGATGCTGGATTGCTATTGGCGAGCGAAGTAGAGTGCTCAGTTACAGGTCAAGGTTTGAGAGGTGCGATCACCCATAGTATTCTGAATTCTCATATTCAGGAGTGGGTACCTTATCATCTCTATATTCCTAGACATGTGGCCTTTGAAATGCCTGAAATGATGCCAATACCAAGGCTATTCAGAGTTCAACCGAAGTTAGCACCTATTCCAAGGCGATGGTATACACAATTGCTCGATTATACAATCTCTTTGCAAAATCATGAGACCAAAACAATCCGGGCAAAAATGAGAACTTTCGTAGACAAGCAAGGATACACAATACCAGAGGGTGACAAAAGGTGGTTGGTCAAAGTTGTACAACGAGTGGCACAATATGAGCTAACAAACACTGGGCCTGGGAGAGAATTCAACACAGTCATGGGTAGGATAGCATACGCGACGACCGGAAAAGCGGTCGCGTGGTGGTACAAGAAGTTCGATTTCTACTACGCGGAGAGAATGAGAAGAATCATCAATGAGCCGCCGACTATAATCACCGTTCCGCTGTTCAAACACCGGATAGTGAAAGACGGTGGCACATATGGTGTTCAATGGAAGATAGATGAATTCCATAAACAAACTTTCTTTGCGTGGATTAAAAGCGGACTATGCACCTGGTGGCACGGAAAAGAACATGTGGTAGAAGTCAACAATGGCATAGTGCATGTAGACAGGGCAATGTACTTATCTAAAGAAAATCTTTCTCGATATGGACTCGAAGTTGTCAGGCAAAGTCAGATTATAGATTATCTCAGCAAGTTTGAACTACGCATTAAAGAGGCGGAAATTCAGAATGAGGAGATACAAGAAGAAGTCAAATCTGAGACTACTGATAGCAGTGAGCAGTCAATTGCAGAGAGGAAGCATTATGAGGGTTCTGTGATTTCATCGATTGATTGGTCTGAGATCACACTGGATACTGATGAACTCAGTTTCGAAAGCCCTGATCTGAGAATGCGCAATGAAAAGTACAAGAAACTTGCCTACAAACTCAAGAAATTGGCAAGACGAGCTTTACTTGTGAGCACAGCGGTGAACAAAGACATTCCACTCATCAATAAAGGGATGAACATTGAAGACTTAGATGATGTTGTGAGTACTTCAGATTTCCCAAGTGATTTCACTGAGAAAGAAGGTGAAACCACTGAGACAGATGCCACTTCAGAGAGTGAAGAATCAACGAATTCACTTGCCCAATTGCCAATGCCTGTGGCCAACAAATGCGGTCTCCAAGCCGTAGCAAAGGCCTTGAAAGTTACCGAGGAAGCGGTTTGGTCAGCAGCAGTCAATGTCTTACCAGAGAAAGACGTAAAAGAATACTCTGGAGGTGATCATTGTTTCTCGGATTCGGAATTGGCCATGATAGCGTGTTATTTCGGAGCTTTCTTGGTCATACACATTAGCGGTAAACAAAGTGCTTGTTTGACAATTAACAGAAATGAGCACCAACCTCCGCTGAAGAAGCAGTGCCATCTATACTACACACCAGGACATTGGACCGCCATGAGAGATTGGATGTCACCTGCTAAAGGTTACATTCATAAATGTACGTTGTGCACTGTTGTGGGGTCTATATTTGGTGTAAAAATGGTGAACGTAATTCCAAGAAAGTCTGAGATTATGTTGGACCACACTGAATGTCATTTGCCGATAGAGGAGTGGAAATATCCGCCACAACCAGTAGCTTTGAGTGACGGCATAAGAAAGGCTAAGAATGAGAACAAGTTGATTGGGATCAGTGATGAACAACGTAACAAGCAAGTCTCGTCACCAGAGGAAAAGGATAGGGAGAACTGGAAGGATACTTGGAGAATTCGACAGAAGGACATGACGATGGACGTACCAAATTTCTTCAATCTGACCACTGTCATGAAGTGGGACATGATTTATCCATTGACAAAAGGGCTGCGTTCTATCAGAGAACCATATAGTGATTTTCATTACAATCAACCAAGGTCATGGCCGACTGATGATAGCGGGATAAGAGCAATAGCGGTATTGATGAATGAGGATCCAGTGATTGTGATGATGCTCTTTAATAAGGTGTGGCCACGTGGCAATCCGTGGGATCGAATAACACCCATACAAATGTGGGCCATTACTTGCCACACTGGCATCGAGATCATAGTGAGGGATCTTTACGGGAAAGTGCATCAGAAGACATTTGTGCTTAATTCGAAAGGAACTTTTACATTGACTTACGATTACAAAAATCACACTTGGTCTGTGCCAACAAAGACGTTACCATTGACCATTGTGAAAGTCAAACCGCAAGATGAAGACGAGAGTCCTAGAACAAAGGAACTATGGAAGAAATTGTGTGCGCTGCCAACTGTGACTAAAACGACGTTCATGCCTAATCGCTCATATGCTGAAGAATTCGTCCGTGCTTTAATAGATCGCACTGTAGGTCTTATGGGACAGAATCCAAACAATGAAGCAATGTTGCGAGCTTGGCTTGAGCAAATGTCGATTATTGAACCAGGTCCCGTTGAAGTATTGTACATCGAAGGAAGTCCGGGATGTAGGAAATCAAAAGGAGTGAAACAAGCCATCAATTCTGGTCCCTACAAAGATGGGACTGTCTCTGTTGTGGTTGGTAAGAAAATTCTAAGAGACTTGTGGGCTGAGGATCTAGACATACAGAAGAAGCAACCGAATCGTGGCAACAAGGGTGCCCCGCCGCAGACGGTTTGCACTTGGGAGCAAAGTATAGCAAAAGGATGGTTTGCCCCCATCGTGGTTTTCGATGAGGATCTTAATCCCACGGGTTTCATGGATGTCTATTGCAAGCTATATCCATGGGTGAAGAAGTTTGTTTTCACAGGAGACCGTTACCAGAATCCTTATCACAATCCCAACAATGAATTTGCCTTAAACGACCAGCCATTCATGTCGACAGGTACAAGATTGTCGGCAGAAGCAAAGGTCTATATCTGGGGAATATGGAGACAAGGGCCTGGAATTTGCAACTTCTTTCGAACACCATGTTATAGGAAAGATCCCGGTGGATTCCATTTCACTGATAAACCAGTGCGAGAAGCTGATGATCTGGCAAGATTCTTCCCCGACAAAGACAAAGAATGGCGCGAGAAACAATGGAAGCAAGTGAAGATGTTCTTCGTGAAAGATTCTCTAAAAGCATGGCACGAAGTCAACCGTGCACATGATGCGGAAACATTCGCAGGAAGTCAAGGATTGGAAGGCAATATAGGGGTCATAAAAATAGATGCTGTTGCGATAAATATTCCTAATAGTAGGATGTTATACACAGTCGCAACGCGTTGTCGAGACGTAATCATTGAGTGCACTGAAAGCCTGACGGGCGTGCAGCAAAGTGCATTGATGTCTAGTCCTATCCTGAACATGCTTTTCAAGTATTGGCCGGAATATGACACACATCCTGGACGACCTTGTAAGATAAGGCCGGAATGGACAGTGTCGATAGAGGAGATAATGGGGGCCTTGCCGGAAGATGTGGATCGTAGACTGGCTGGACCACCAGACAAATTGCTGAATCGCGAATTTCTGGAACCATTTTATCCAAATGTTGATTGGGACAACTACATTGATCCTGATGCTACGCCAAAGAAACAGTTGATTGGGGGCAGATTGTTGGACCCTGATGAAGAGGCATATGCTGATGCACCCCAAGCATGGACCTATTTCAGACTGCATCCAGAACCTAAAGCGATCGAACCTATGGTAATTGATCCAATGGTTCTTGACCCTTTGGTCAAAACTGTCGGCACTAAATTCAGCAAAGCAATGGTAGAAGAATCTTTCTTGAGCAATATCCCTGATCGTTTCATGGTAGAATTATCATGGAAAGGGATGTATTCCATGCAACGGAATGATTTACCTGCCTGGCGAGCTGACACTTTTGCAATACATCAGTCACAATTGAATGAGTTGCAGTCTAAATTCGGGTTGAGCGGAAAGAGAGCAAAGAAGAAGCTGATGGAAAGGTATAACAACATGCCGGATATCAAAGATCCGCGTAAATACACGCCACATTGGGCTCTATTGGCTAATAAAGAGCATCCATCCGATATAGTTTCTGTAAAAACAGGAATTGCTTACCGGATTAATTTCGGGACAAAGAGTCATAATGAAGAACTCGTCAGAATAGAAGGACCATGGGGCGAAAGATTATGGGATCGTTTTAAGGAGCTAATGCGGTGGCATGAATTGATTCCGTTCGACCAAAGAGAGTGGGATGAAGCACACGAAGAATTCGAAGAAAGGAGAGCATCTAGAAGCACTGAATTGAAAAAGATGGGTTTGAGTCGTGCTGATCCTGATTATGAAGCGTTCCTCACAAGTAAGGCGCAATTCAAGATTAAGGAAACGGCACGACCACTACAATCAATCTTTGTTCAAGGAGATAAATACACGTTCGCTTTTGGTGGCATGGGGACTTATATGCTTAACAAGATAATGCAGTATTGTCCACAAAATGTGTACCTTCATGCTAAAAGAAGCCTTGAAGATATGCAAAATTGGGTGGCCACCAATGGACATGCAACTCAAGAAGGATACGTAATGTGTGACATAACCCAGTTGGAGAAAAACGTGAAAGGTGGCGGTCTGATATTGATGCGAAGCATAATGAATCATCTTGGCATACCAAATGACAAGATTATAGAATGGGAACAGTACAAGCTTGGTCTTAAAACAAATGGCAAAGTCATAGAATTGATGACAATGTCAGGTGAGATTTTGACTTGGCTCACAAATACGTGCTACACCTTGGCTAGAGAAGCATCAAAATTCAAAATCGTTGGCGATCCCATCATGGGATCAGGCGACGATATTTTGAGGATGAAGAAAAAGCCACAAGACCCTACGCATGAAGAGTATGAACAATGGGACAAGGCCGTGGAAAAGCGTTTCGTTAGTGAAAGAGGCGAATTTTGCAGTTATCTTATCAAAGACGGTTTGATGTGCAAGGATCCAATAACAATGTATCTTAAATTAAGGATACACGGAGAGACGGGGAAGGCACAAGATGCAGCAGATGGATATTTCTTGAACTTTATGTCGATATACAACCTGAGAGAAGAAAGGTATAAAATACTGACGGAACATGAACAAGAAGTCGCCGGAGCGTTATCATGGATCTTCTTCCATTACAAAAAGGCCATGGGAGTAAACCATAACTTTGATTGGTCTAGAGTGAGAGCAGATACGATGGGTGATGGAGTGTTAGCCTACAGCACACCCGAAGTTGCCGAAGTTTTCAAGCAGACAGCAGAGCCGAAACCGCCAGACATAACTAGTATGGTGGAATACATAGACACAAGAGCGAGAGCGTTATTGGGTGATGATAATTGATGGAACCAATTTTCGATCATATACCTGATGCAGGTCGCAATTGTTATGGCTACTCTAGAAACTGGAAACGAGATGACGACCGGGAGTGTTGCGGGTGGCAAGACTCTTGGTGAAGAGCAAAGTGTGAAGAATTTTCCGAGAAGAGCGATGATGACGATCGTCATAGCTTTCGAGAACAAGGGTGGTTTAGATTTGAACGAGAGTTGGAAAAATCTTATCGGAGACAACCTCAAAGGCATGAAGACTGTGGAGTTGGCATTTGTTGAATTAACATACCAATTTACCGGTGCTGATCAAAGCATAGGTTATGGTATTGTAGCAGATGTCGCTGCGTTGTCACCATCAGAGATGTTCGGTTACCCAGGTGTTGTGTTCGTTGCCAGTGGCAAGGCAATGGACAATCAACAACAACATGTGGTTACCTTACAAGGCGCTGAGGCTACAACGAAACAGATTCAACCAATCAGTGGACGTGACGTGCAAAGTTCATTATTGCTATCATGCACTGCTGGTTTAAAAGTCAGTTTGACTATCGGGATTGACTACAAGGGAACTTTAATGGTAAGGAAAAAGTTCTCTAAGTCAGCTTCGACTATCTGACATGAGGAAGATGAGAGTGACGTCGAGACTCAAGTTCATACACCCGAAATAGAGAGAAAGATGATTAGTCCCATTCCGGAAGATGATGAGGAGAGTGAAGAGTCAGAATCAGAATCAAGTTCAGAAAAATCTACAAAATCAAAAACAAGCGAGGCGAGTTTCAATCTTGATGAGGTGTTTGAGGGAACAGTAGAAAACAAACCGGAGGATGAGATTCCGCAGCTGGAAAGCGCAGAACTACCAACGGTCTTAATCACGAATCCGCAAGGATTAGTGGATTTCACTTGGGTGTACACTGAGAGAGATGTTACTTTTCATCTAACTAAGAAATACAATAGTAAAGGTTTAAGTTATATGGTTGAAGACGGAAACCTATATTTGAAGAAAAAGAATGACACTTGGAAGAATGTCGGTACCATTGCTATATTGGAGGACAATGGTTGTATTTTTTCAGGATTTCCAGAATCTTATCGGTACTTTATAGAACAATGAGATTTCGAAAAATGATTTAATTTAT